CCATAAAAGCCGCGGGGGCGCTGGCTTCCGCTGCGGGTGATGGATCGCTTGATGAAAAACGCCAGCAGTTGCAGGGGGCAAAAGGCAGTACCGCGATTGCGGCGTCCGTGCAGACCGATAATCTTGACGGCGATATCAACCGATTTCAGGCCGCGTGGAGCGGGTTGAAGATTGACGTGTTCGATAAAGCGGATGGCGCTCTGCGTAAACTGATAACAACCGCAACCGGCTGGCTTAGCACGGCCTCCCTTTGGGTGAATGCCAACCCCGCGTTGACGCAGACCCTCGCCAGCATCGTTGTCGGTGCGCAGGCGTTTTCAGGCGTGCTGGGGGGAGTCGGTATGGCTATCGGCCCGGTTCTGACGGGCGTCAATATGGTCATTACCGCAGCCGGGATGTTGGGAACGGTATTCAGCGTGGTGGGCGGCGCCATCATGACGGTGCTGGGTGCCCTTAGCTGGCCGGTGATTGCCCTTGGCGCAGCGATTGCCGCAGGCGCATTACTCATTTTCAAATACTGGGAGCCCATCAGCGCCTTCTTTGGCGGCGTGATGGAGGGGCTTTCGGCGGCCTTCGCACCGTTAGGCGAGTTGTTCTCACCGCTGATGACGGTATTTGATGTTATCTCGGAGAAGGTGGGCGGTATCTGGCAGTGGTTCACTGACCTGATCTCGCCGATTAAGGCGACGCAGGAAACGCTGGATGGCTGTAAAAATGCAGGCGTGATTTTTGGGCAGGCGCTGGGAGAGGCGCTAATGGCACCGCTGAATCTCTTTAACAGCCTGAGCGGTAAGGCCAGCTGGCTGCTGGAGAAGCTCGGTATTATCAAAAGTGAGTCGGATAATCTCGACACCGCAGCGGCAAAAGCAGAAGCGGCATCTCCTCCAGTAGGCAGTTCGTCTGTTCCAGGCGCGGGGTTCTATGGCGGCAGCCTGGGGTATCAGCCAACCGTTGCTGCTGCAGGTCGTTCTTACGTCGATCAGAGTAAAAGCGAATATAACATCACGCTGCAGGGTGACATCTCTTCCGGAACGGATCTGACTCGTCAAATTCGTGAGGCCATAGAGAATAGTGAACGTGAAAAAATGAGACGGCAGCAATCCAGCTATATATATGGTTGAGGAGAGAGAAAATGTTAATGGTGCTGGGGCTGTTTGTCTTTGAACGACGAACCTTACCGTATCAGACAATGCAGTTTACAAAGGACTACCGTTGGGCGTCCAACGATCGCATCGGGAAACCCAAAGCCTGGCAGTATCTTGGCGAAGGCGAGACATCTTTTACCCTCACCGGGTTACTTTACCCGGAACTCACGGGAGGGCGACTTTCTCTCAAGGCGGTTGAGCTGATGGCGAATGAAGGACGGGCATGGCCGTTGATAGACGGTACCGGCATCATTCACGGTATGTTTGTCATTGAGAAAGTTGCGCATACACACTCGGATTTTTACAGCGATGGTACCGCGCGAAAAATTGAATTTACCCTTTCGCTAAAACGTGTCGACGAATCACTGATGGCGATGTTTGGCGACCTGAGAACGCAGGCTGAAGAGCTGGTGACGAGTGCGCGTAATAGCATGGGAGGGCTGGTGGGATGATCACCGAAATGAATATCCGGGCGGGCGGGAAAATTGCCCCTGATTTTATGCTTAAGCTTGACGATCGTGATATCACGCAAAATTTCAGCCATCGTCTTATCAGCCTGACCATGACCGACAAACGGGGGCTGGAAGCCGATCAGCTGGATATTCTGCTGGATGATTCCGACGGGCTGCTGGACTTGCCTGCCCGGGGGGCAAGGCTGTCCTTATGGCTGGGATGGGAGGGAACCCCGCTCGAGGAGAAAGGGGACTTTACGATTGATGCGATTCATTTCCGGGGCGCGCCGGACACGCTGACCATCCAGGGATTCAGCGCAGATTTTCGTGGAAAGCTAAACGTGCGGCGCGAACAGTCGTGGCATGACATGACGATTGGCGCGATAGTCGATACCATCGCTCAGCGTAACCAGTTGACCGCCAGCGTCGCGTCGGGGCTTGCATCCATCTCCATCTCTCATATTGACCAGTCTCAGGAGACAGACGCGGCCTTCCTCTCCCGCCTTGCTGAACGTAATGGAGCATTTGTTTCAATCAAAGCCGGGAAGATTATCTTTATGAAAGCGGGCCAGGCCGTGACGGCCAGCGGCACTCCGCTTTCCTTAATGATGATTGAACGTGGGGATGGAGATAAGCACCTTTTTTCCGTAGCTGACCGTGAAAATTATTCCGGCGTAACGGCCAAATGGCTGCAAACGCGTGACCCCAAACAACAAAATCCTCAATTGAGTATTAATCGTCAGTCCGGAGGGCAGCAGACAGAAGCACTGCACCACCCGGATGCCGCCGCACCGGTAGCGGGAGCAGCAGGCAAGGAGCAGAAACCGCAAGAGAGGCTGGTGGGATCGGCGGAGAACGTATTTGAGCTCACCACGGTTTATGCATCTGAAGAGCAGGCGCTCAGGGCCGCAGAGGCGAAGTGGCGCGCGCTTCAGCGAGGAACCGTAAAGTTTTCCATCCAGCTTGCCCTGGGACGCGCCGATCTGTTCCCCGAAACGCCGGTGCTGGTAAACGGTTTTAAACGCGTCATTGACGAGCAGGCGTGGATCATCAGCGAGGTGGTGCATACCCTCAACGATAGCGGATTTACCACGCAGCTTAAGCTTGAGCTGAACGTCAGCAACGAAAAATTTACTGTTGATAGTGAGTAATGTAGTTGCTATTGGTTTTATTTTGGGTATTATTGATTCACAAAATGTGAATCAAGTGGAGGGGTACATGTTTCATTGTCCTAAGTGCAAGCATTCAGCGCATGCGCGTACCAGTCGCTATCTCAGTGAAAATACCAAAGAGCGCTACCACCAGTGTACCAATGTGGACTGCAGCTGTACGTTCGTGACGATGGAGTCCGTGGAGCGTCTGATTGCGACGCCTGGCGCCTCTGAGAGTGTCCGAACGGCTTCACTGGCGCGCAGTTAGCGGATTCGACTACCTCAGCTATACCAGTGACGTGCAGCTGTTTTTACAGACGCTAACCCAGAAGGACTCGCTTTAATTGGCTGAGGTTCAGAAAGTCTTTTGTGCGATAGACCGTGCCGGAAGACTTCAACCTCGCGAATATTCGACCCGGGAAGCAACTGGGAATGTCGCATACGGAAGTGTCAATGCACGTCGCCCTGGCGGATGACCTGGTGAGGCCGATAGACCAAACATATCGCACCAGGTGAAACAATTGGTGAAGGCGTAACTATTGCTTATCTTATCGATGTCGCAGTGACAAAGTGTGTAAAGGCTAGAAAATATGAGGTTCAACCAAAATTCACTAACTGTAAACAGTGGGAAAGGTGAGCTAGGCAAGATTGTCATTGGTGAGAATTTTTTTTGGGGAGTGAAAAACAGCATTTTTGGCAACGAAGAAAAAACAGAAATTATTCACGCGTATGCTCAAGAGCAAGAGGTTGCGTAAGTGTAATTCGCTGTTTTAAAGGGACTAAGTAAATCAATATAAAACCTGCGTTAGCAGAGCGCAAGAGCGCCAAAGAGTAACCAAAAAAATCTTTTGCAGACCAACATTTACTTTCTTAACAATCGCTTATGTTTCTTAGTCTGTGGGGATCCTCAGTTTTATTTTCCTCCAAACAGAACGCCAGACCACGTAAATACTGATCGCTTTGCGTACAACGGAACCTGAAACACATTATCAGTGTCCTTTTCATTCGGAGTGCAATTCGTTCGATATAACATGCAAAGTCTTTTTGCAGTAGACAGTGGTATTGCCAGGGATGTCTTTGTTCACAAATGACATAGCGCCAATAACAACATTATCACCAATGCGAATATTATCTGCGATGATACAGGAATTCGCACCAATACTTACATTATTGCCAATATGGATGAATATCGGCTCTTTATTAACATTCGCACCGGTAATGCCAATCGTGGTATTTTGCCTTATCCGGAGAGAATGACCTATTACAGCTGAACCATTTATTACAATTCCTTGATGATGGGAAATCACCATGCCGGGTCCAATGTGTGCCCCCAACTGAATCTCAGTCCCATATTTGAACATGAGGTTTCTGTTTATCTTTGCTGCTCGTTTTTTCAGAAATTTACTGTCTGAATGATGCCAGTACGACGCAATACGCCACCAGAAGTGGAAACGGCGATTGGGGCATTTGATAGCTTTATGCAGCACCATGAACCACGAAAACTTCTTTGAACTCATCATTACTTCGTGGCGCAAGCATGTACGCAAATGGTTTGATCTGGTTTGTTTATCCATTACTTAATTTTCCCCTTCATTTGTCGCGGGAATTTATAGTCAAAAGTCTAGGGTAATCAACTTCTTGGCGTATAGGCCATGTGAACAGAATCTTGTCGTTGCTTGAGAAGAGGGTGATACTAACCTTCTTACGACATTTTTACGACCCTCATACCTTAGTTAACAAAAAAGCCACTCATTCGAGTGGCTTAATCATATGAATTTAAAGCTAAAATTTGGTGGCCCCTGCTGGACTTGAACCAGCGACCAAGCGATTATGAGTCGCCTGCTCTAACCACTGAGCTAAGGGGCCGTGGCGGTGAATTATAAAGTAACTCTCTACAGCAATCCAGCCATTCACACCTGCCTGCTGTTTTTATAAACAATGCATAATCAATCCTTTATACTTCCCTTACGATGGATTGATCGGGAGTAAAAATGATCAACGATATTCTGGCCCCTGGCCTGCGGGTGGTGTTCTGCGGAATCAACCCGGGTAAGTCCTCGGCGCACACCGGCTTTCACTTCGCCCATCCGGGAAATCGCTTCTGGAAAGTGATCCACCAGGCCGGGTTTACCGACAGATTACTCAGGCCCGAAGAGGAACAGCACCTGCTTGATACGCGCTGCGGCATTACTATGCTGGTTGAGCGCCCGACGGTGCAGGCGAGCGAGGTCAACCTGCATGAGCTCCGCAGCGGCGGACGGGAGTTGGTCAAAAAGATAGAGGACTATCAGCCCGCAGCGCTGGCGATCCTCGGCAAGCAGGCCTACGAGCAGGCGTTCAGTCAGCGCGGCGCTAAATGGGGTAAGCAGAGCATTACCATCGGCGTGACGCAGGTGTGGGTGCTGCCAAATCCAAGCGGGCTTAACAGGGCAACGCTGGATAAGCTGGTGGAGGCGTATCGGGAGCTGGATGAGGCGCTAATGGTGCGAGGGCTTTAGGGGCTCTGCGGCCTGATGCCCTCACCTCACTAAGGGATCCCCACAACGTTATAGCAGCACGGAACAGTCCCCTCGCCCCTCCGGGGTGTACAGTCCAGGGACATAGTGAACACTTGTTCGGGGACATGGTAGACACTTACAAC